CAATATTTGATACGTCAATAGGATTAATAAATGATACAGGTGAAGGCTGGCGAGAATACAGGGGGTAGAGAGGCTATCCATAGGTTGATGGCTGCCTATGATTTCAAGTCCCGACAGCAGCTATGCGATCACTTAGGCGCATCTAAAAGCACCATGGCAAACAGATACTTAAGGGACAGCTTCCCTGCAGAATGGGTGATCCAATGCGCTCTTGAAACAGGCGTTTCTTTACTCTGGCTAACCACAGGACAAGGCGAACCAGGCACAAAAATTGATGGTAAAAAAAGTATCAATTTAGTGAACTCTAGCAAGGTAAAACCACTTTCTGAGCTTGTATCGCCAGAGATCGACAAGGCTAGCCTTATAGGAGGTTCGTTGGTTGAAGCCGGGAAGGCCATCATTGATAGCAGCCTGCTGCCCCCTGACTCAAGCGAGCTACTTCTCGTAAATACCAATGGCGATTCATATTTAGTTGACCGTAACCAGACACCACCAGTGAATGGGATGTGGTTGGTCGATATCGACGGGATTAAAAGCATTGTTAAGTTAACTCGCCTTCCCGGAAACAGATTAGTTGTACATCAAGATGATTCTTCGTTTGAGTGCAGCCTGGATGATATCGAGGTTGTTGGCCGCGCATTGAAAATCATTAAGAGCCTTTGATATGACCATCAGAAAACAGCCGAACGGAAAATGGTTGTGCGAGTGTTACCCGAACGGGCGTGACGGCAAGCGCGTACGCAAGCAATTTGCGACAAAGGGCGAGGCTGTAGCATTCGAAAACTTCACCATGGATGAAGTGAACAAAAAGCCGTGGCTGGGTGAAAAGGAAGATCGGCGGCGTTTGTCAGAATTGATTGAGCAGTGGCACTCCCTTTACGGCCAGACGCTCGCAGACCCCAAGCGCCTAATGGCGAAACTGAATATTATCTGCAATGGCCTGGGCGATCCCGTCGCCTCTGAGTTAACCGCCAGTGACTTTACGAAATATCGTGAAGCACGGTTGAAAGGTGAGGTACGTAACGAAGAAGGCGCGCTAATGTCGCCAGTAAAACCACGCACGGTAAACCTTGAACAGCGTAACTTATCATCCGTTTTTGGCACCCTGAAAAAGCTGGGCCACTGGTCAGCGCCTAACCCACTCGCCGGGCTACCGACATTCAAAATCGCAGAGGGTGAATTGGCGTTCTTGGCCTTGGACGAAATTAAACGCCTGCTTGATGCATGCGCTGATTCTCAAAGCCCTAGCCTATTGATGATCGCAAAGGTATGCCTAGCTACCGGCGCGCGGTGGAGTGAAGCCGAAAACCTTCAAGGCCATCAGTTATCAAAATACCGGATCACTTATACCAAAACCAAAGGCAAGAAAAACCGAACTGTACCGATATCTCAGGAGCTATACGACGAACTCCCCAAAAACAGGGGGAAGCTATTCACGCCATGCAGAAAAGCTTTTGAGCGCGCAGTGAAACGGGCCAGTATAGACTTACCAGCGGGACAATGCACTCATGTGCTACGCCATACTTTCGCCAGTCATTTTATGATGAACGGTGGAAACATACTTGTTTTGAGAGATATTTTGGGTCATTCTGATATCAAGATGACCATGGTATATTCACACTTTTCACCAGATCATCTTGAGGACGCAGTTTATAAAAACCCACTCAACTTTTTATAATGTACAAACTTACATTGATAAATAATCCAACTCATCTTTCATAGGAATAATTTGTTCATATAATCGATGATATGATTTACCAATCGCCCCTCTAAATTGAATTAATTTAGGTGG